GAGCTAAGAAGCAACGCCTCGGTGCTGATGAACGAGCGAACCGCGCTGAAAGCTCAAATAAGAATGCTTGATGATGAGGCTATGCGCTTTGAGCGGGCTAAGCGCGTACTTGAGATAGGGGAGCAGCTCGACCGCATCTACGGGCAGGTGGAGTTTTTTGAGTTGAATGGGCAGGTATGGCAAGAGCCGGAGCAGCTGCAGGCTGATGATCCATTAAGACGCTATCTTAATGTTCGCACCTACATCAGCCGCACGGCCAAGGCGCTTGAGGTGGCTATTATGCCTAAGAAAAGGCTGGAGCTAGAAAGGAAATTAAGAGAGTTTAAGCTTGAAAAGGCCGCACTAGAGCTTACGGATGCGGTGAAAAAATACAACGGTCATGCTGTTTAGACCTGATGAAGTGCAGGATTGGGGCGCGCCGGTGGTGCAGAAAGCTTCTGTACTTGAGCTGCCCCTTGAGGGCTTAGAAAACGTGCTTTCTAAGCGTAAGCAGACGCTTCAGGAAGTGATGCCTTGCCTTAAGCCGGGCTATGTGACCCTCTACGCCAGTGGCGGACTTTGGAGTATGCACGATCTTCTTTTTTGGATTTTGGACCAGACCGGCCCGGCGCGGGTGGTATCGGCTACGTGGAGCATTACTGAGGAGCCGGCCACGCAAATAGCCAGGCGTTTGCACGAGGGGCTTATTACGGAGCTTCACTTCTTGTTCGATGTAAGGGTTAGGATCCGGGGCGAAAAAGTATATTCATTCATTAGGCATCAGGCCGCTACGTGCCGCTTGAGTGCTTGCCACGCCAAGGCGTTTGTAGTCGAAAATGACGCCTGGAGCGTCGCGGTCGTCAGTAGTGCTAATTTCACTAATAACCCACGCATCGAATCGGGTGTACTTCTAGTGAGCCAAGAAGCTGCCGAATTTACGCGCAATTGGATTATGGCGGAAATCGCAAAAGGACACCCTTTCGACTAATGAATCAACTCACAGAAGAGATTTTGAGCCAAATCACTGATTATGGCAGGTTGCTGTTTTCGGTGGAGCAGGTGGCAATCATCATCGGCATTGAGCCGAAAAAAGCAAAAATATGGGCTAAGGATCCGTCTCATCCTTTCAGGCAAGCCTATCTGAAGGGACGCTTGATGACCGATGCGGAGGTAAGAAAAACCACCATTACGCTGGCCAAAAATGGTAGTTCCCCTGCCGTGGCCGAAGTGAAAAAGTACATGACTGACAGTAATGTGGATAACGCGATATGAATAACAGGAATGCAGTCGAGCAGCATATTGAGCAGGCGTTAGTGCCCAAGCCTTCGCAGGCTAAGCTTATAGAGCAGCGTTTTTACGATGATTTCGATGATGTCTATAAGTATTATACCGACAAATCGGGCCTCTCTAAGCTCAGCGAAAAGCAGGAAGAGCAGCTCGCCCGCTGGCGTTGGATTAGGGAATGGATTGTCACCTGGCAGGCTGATTCTGACAGAGAAATCATTGAGGCGATTATAACTGAGTTTTCAATCTCAGAGCGGCAAGCTTACATCGACCTCAAGAATACCAAGCGCTTTTTTTCTTCGATGGAGACGGTTGAAAAAGAGCATGAAAAGTCGCTGATGATAACTAGGCTCAAGCGAAATATCAAGGCACTGCAGGCCGATGGCAGCATCAAGGCTCGTATTGCGATGGTGAAGGCTGAGGAGCTGCTATCCAAGATTATGGGCATTCAGGAGCCGGAGCATCAGCAGCCCGTGCCGGTTGTGGTGACGGTTACACCCGTTTTTGACCCTTCTATCTTAGGGGTTGAAGAAATTGATGATGATAGGCTTGAGAAACTTCTGAAGGCTTTTGGTAAGAAGAAAGAGGAAGAGCGCAGGCTAGAGGTTGAGGATGTGGATTTTGAAATGATTATGAATGGAAAGTCAACCTAACAGAATTCACTATAATCGCCCTCAGCTGCTTGCGCGCGCTATCGATGCTAAGGACGAACGCGATGTGTGGGGGCGCGGTACTGGAAAGTCGCAAGGACGCCTCTCGATGCGCGCCCTGGACATGGCACAGCAGATGCCCAGATGCTCGTTTGTCAACGTGGCCAACACCTACATGCAGCTACTTGACCGTACTTTGCCGCCCATGCTCACCCACTGGCAAGAACTTGGGATGCAGCGCGATGTCGATTTTTGGGTTAGGAAGTTTCCAGACAAGAATTTTGGGCTGAAAATGCCCTATATCATGCCCGAAACGCCTGAGCACTGTGTTTTCATTAGGGCAAACAAAACTGATGTTTCGGTGATGCGCTTGGTAAGTCAGGATAGGCCAGCAAGCTCGTCAGGTCTTAGCGTGGATGGCATCATCGGTGATGAGGCGCGCTACCTTAATCATCAGAAGCTAGAAGACGAACTCATTCCGACCAACCGGGGCAATGAGCGTTATTTCAAGGGTTCGCACCTGCATCATAGCACGTGTTATACTTCCGATATGCCTAATACGCCTGAATCTAAGTGGCTTATTGAGGAGGAGAAGAAAATGGACGTGGAGGGTGTTGAGTTGGTTAGGCTTATTCAGCTGAAGCTATCTAAGATTCATTCTAAGGCGTTTGGGCGCGGTGGAAAATACACTACTTCAGAGCAGTCGAAAATCAAGAGCTTTGAAAAAAGCCTGTATGAGATTAGAAAAGACCTTCTCTATTATTCTGAGGCTTCTTCCTTAGAGAATATTCACATTTTAGGTGAGGACTTTATCAGAAGGATGCGCAAGCAGCTATCACCTGCTGAGTTTAACCGCGCTATTCTTAACATTAGGCCTACTACAGTTGAGGATGGTTTCTATCCTTATCTTTCAGAAAGGCATTTCTACGTTTCGATTGATAATAGTTTCGTAGATAGCCTCATTGAGAGTGCCTACGGTAAGGGTAAGCTTACTGATTGCAGGAAAGATGCTGACCTGCAGCATAGTATACCTTTGTCTGTTGCCCCTGATTTTGGGGGTAGTTTCAACTGTCTTACGGTAGGGCAGCGTTGGGGTAGGGACTTTCGTATCCTTAAGAATTTCTATGTTAAAAACCCTGAGCGGGTGAAGCACTTAGCGATTGATTTTGACAAGTATTATAAGCACTTCTACAAGAAAGAGGTTGTTTTCTACTTCGACCATACCCACTATCAGACCAACCCAGTATCTGAGAAGGTGCCCAAGGATGAGCTTATTAGTGAGCTTGAGGCTAGGGGCTGGAGGGTAAGGCCTCGCTACATAGGGGAAACGCCTTCTCCTTTCACGCGCCATCATCTGTGGAACTTTGGGTTGGTGGGTGATGATGATAATATACTTCGTCCTCTATTCAACAAGTACAACACGGAAGAGCTTAGAAACTCGATGCAAAATACGCAAATGAAACGAGGGGGGCGCGACCCTTGGGCTAAGAACAAGGCACTCGAAAGAGATATGAAGGTTGACCAGCTTGAAGCCCCTCACCTTGGGGATGCTGCGGATATACTCTACTTTGGGGCGAACCTCGACGCGATGGAGCATCATAATGTTGCCCCTGATATATATGTGTTAGGGCGTGCAAGTTAATTGCACGCTTCTTTATCTTCTCTTCTTTCCATCTTATGTTGCCTCTGTGGTTGGGTGGCGCGTCGGCGCGCGCCAAAAAAGCAAAAACCGCCTTTTTGAAAACCTGCAATTGCAAGTCTTCTCAGTGCGCGGCGGGGTTAACTCCGTTAGGGAAAAGCGCATTTTGCGCGTTTTTCACCTTAAAGCCTTGAAAATTAGGGCTTTAAACTGAAAAAAAATGCAAAAAGTGTTTTGTAAATATGAGATATTTTCGTATCTTAGATACTGTAAATCAATGATTTACGGCTAAAAATACATCAAAAAACAATTTTCAAATTATGAGCAATTCACCTAAAAACGCGCGCGTCATCGGTACGCGGACGCGAAAAATCCAAAGTAAATTCTTCAGACGCGCCGACAACCGCGTGACAAAAATGGCCTCTTTGCCGCTTGATGGTAGGTGGCTAGAAGAGGCAGGTTTTGGCATCGGAGAGATGGTAAAACTTACAGTATTCAAAGGTAAAATCATCATTTCTAACACCTAAATCCCTCTCTAACATGCAATCACATCAAATTACACCGCTTTTTTCGGTGGAGGGGCAGCGTATGCTTGCCATTGAAGAAATGAAAAAAAATCCCCTTAAAATGGCTGTCATAATTGAGCAGGAACAGGAGAGGACAGGCCGCATTCTCTACAGCTACGAGTTAATTAAGCCGCACCCCTACCGAGTAGGGCAAGCTTGGAGCGCACCCGTAGGATGGAAAGCGACTGTTAGAGCCGTTGTTTTTCCTTGGAATGCCCAGGCTGAAACCGAGGCGCAAATCATATTTATTCATCGCTATGAAGAAGGTTAGGAAGTGCCCTAAGTGTGGGGGAAATAGCTTTTTCATCCTTGAAACGGTAGGTTGGAAAGCGCACATTGGACAAAATGGGCAGGTGTACGCCAGACCCCAAACCAATGAAATAGAGTCTATTTCCTGCCAAAAGTGCGAGGCTGAGTTTTCCCCTCGTTTTTTCAGACAAAATCAAATCAATTACAATTAATCACTTACAACTATGTCAGTATCCAATATCAATAATACATTGGTCTCAGAAATCGCCGAAGCGGCCGAAGCGCTAAAAGAGGCAGCCCAAGAAAAAGCCGCAAAATCTGAACTGCTTAAAAAATCACGGCTCAAAAAAACGCCGTCATTGAAGCCTGAGCAGCCAGAGCAGACAAACGAGGAAGCGCGAAGCATTCAACGCCAAATTGCCATTAGCAATAATTTGCACCAGATTGCTGAGTTAGAACGGTTGATGAAGCAGCATAATAATACAATTGCTACCTACGAAAATTTGAAAACCTTCAAGTTTAATACTGGTAATGAGGGAGGTGCTTATACTTCCATAGAAATTAAGGATATGGATAGAAAGTCATTTCAGACTTCTAATCAGCGTCTAGCTCAAACTTTAGTTGAATGCCTTACTAAAATTTTAGAGGATAAAATTAAAGAGCTTGAAGAACAGATTTTAGAGGTACGTATTTTGCAATGATTTAGTTAGGTTTGCTTTGTTGCCCCTGCCTTGATTGGTAGGGGCTTTTTTGTTTTGTTACCTACCAAACCGCCCCGAAGTGGCGGCTACTTTCTTGCCTTGCATTAAGAAAGTAGCAAAGAACTC